GGCTAAATACTGCAGAGATTCAAAAGAACAATATTATTGGGCTGCAGAGCATCTTAATGCACTTTGTTCTGAGTATACATACCGTTACGGTAATGTGCATAAGGCTCAGAGAGATGGATTGGTTGCTTGGTTATGTTCAAATGTACCCAAGAACATCGGCACTAAAACTACATTTGATCTTCCATATCCAGCAATGCCAGATGAATGTATTTCTTCTGATGTGGTAGAATCGTACCGAAAATACTATATGACACACAAACGTCACTTGGCAAACTGGTCTGGTAAAGTTAATTCTAGACAGGCGCCATCATGGTACAAATAAATTTTACTTCTTAATCTATTGTTATAAAATAGATTAATCTTCAACTTAAAGGATATATTATAATGAAATTATCTCGTGATACCTTGGATATTTTGCGTAACTTCTCCGCTATTAACCAAAACATTTTGATCAAAGCTGGCAATATTCTTACTACACGGACTGTAGCCAAGAATATTTTTGTGACCGCGACAGTCAAAGATGAATTCCCCCAAGAATTTGGTGTATACAATGCTCCAGAATTGCTTGGGGTGATTTCTCTATTCACAGATCCAGAGTTTACTTTTAATGACAATTCTCTGACAATTTCTCAGGGTAAGAATAAAGTTCAGTATGTCTTTGCCTCGCCTGAGGTTCTGGATTATCCAGACAAGGCTATTAAAATGCCAAAGACCGATGCTTCTTTTGAATTGCCCGAAGAAGATCTTAAATCTCTGTTAAAGGCCGGTTCAGTTCTTTCCGCTACCGATTTGCTTATTCAAGGTGATGGTTCAACGATTACTTGTACTGTTTTGGACCCCAAGAATCCTTCTTCTAATACATTTGCGATTGAAGTCGGTGATACAGATCAAACCTTTTCATCTTACATCAAGTTGGAAAATTTGAAAATGCCTCCATCAATCTACACTGTGAATCTTAGTTCCAAGAAAATTGCACAGTTTGTTTCTAAAACGATTAGCTATGAATTCTTTGCTGCTTGCGAAAAGAATTCTACCTGGGCGTAATTATACTCATAGATGATTACATAATAGGTACAAAAGTACCTATCTATGTGTACAAATTATACCTAGGTATAGGATCCAATACATATTTGAAAGTTTATTATGAGTTTTGAAGATCTAGTTTGGGAACAAAAATTCCGGCCGAAGACCATTGATGATACGGTACTTCCCAGTAATGTTAAAAAGATGTTGAAGGAACAATTAGAATCTGGTAAGCTTCCAAATTATTTGTTCTGTGGACCTCCAGGTACAGGTAAAACTACATGTGCCTATGCTATTTCAAGTTTTCTAGATGCAGATGTTCTTTTTATTAATGCTAGTTTAGAATCTGGAATCGATACACTGAGAACTAAAATTACTCAGTTCGTTTCTACGGTTTCTTTTACAGATTCCAAGAAAATCGTTGTACTTGATGAGGCAGATTATTTAAATTGCTTTTCTGCTTTTCAAGAAATAATGTTAATTGATCAAACCGGAGAAACTATTTCTAAACCGATTGGAGAGCTTTGCGGCAAAGAAATAGATTTACTTTCGGTTGAAAATGGAAAAAATACAATTGATTCTGGAATTGTATTTCAGTCAGGGGAAGCAGAAATTTTTAAAGTAGAATTTGAAGATGGAAGTTCTATGTATTGTACAAAAGATCATAAGTTTTTTGATGAAAAAATGAATGAAGTTTGTATTGACGAGGGTGTTTATTTAAAAGCCGTACATTTCTAATTTTATTAAATATATTTAGATAAACTCATTCATCTAAATATATGCAAAGTCAAACTATTCCGTTTACGTATTCAATAAAACAAAAATCTACAGGGAAATGGTATTATGGTGTAAAATATGCAGACAATCAGACGCCAGAATGTCTTGGTATCACATATTTTTCATCATCCAAAACCGTCAAAGATTTGATAAAGATTTATGGCATAGATGATTTTGAATTTAAAGTAAGAAAAATTTTTTCCGATAAATTATTAGCCATTCAGCATGAATCTAAGTTTCTAAAGAGAGTTTGTAGGTATAAGAAATTAAGATTAAAATTTTTGAATAAAACATATGGGGCTCCAGCTTTTTGGCCTATTATGTATGGTGATCTAAATCCATCTAAAAGACCAGAGATCAAACATAGACTATCTATTGGTGCCAAAAATAGAACCAAAGAAACATTGTTCAAAATAGGAAAAAATGGTTCTGCTACTAAATTAAAAAAAAATATTTTGTTTTTATTGAGTAAAATTAAACCTCATAGAAAATCTTTATCAATTCAAACAATAATAGATAATAAAATAACAAATTTAGCTATGGTTTCGAGACACATAGATTTTCTTAAAAACCATAAAAAATGCTATAACAATATAATAAATTTATACAAAAAAATTTTTGAATTAATAATATCGATTCCAAACAAACCGTATCCAAAAAATAGAAAACCAAAAGTAATGTCTCCTGAAGCTTCCAAACTAAAAGGTGAAAAAATAAGAGAAACAAAGTTAGGAAAAGTCTATGCGAAAAATATTTTTACAAATGAAACTAAAATGGTTAAAATAGAAGAAATTGGGGATATTTGGAAAAAGGAAAAAATGCACACAGAAGAAGCCTTAATTAAAATTTCAAATACAGCAAAAAATTGTTCGGATGAAACAAGAGAAAAAATATCAGAATCCGTTAAAAGATCTAGATCTAATTCAAAATATTATACCTCCCCTGACAAATCTTACTATAAATCGTTCAAAGATAATGAAATTGTTCCAGATGGGTGGTTACCGGGAATTAAAGTTGAATCTCGAAACAATAAAATAGGTGAGAATAATAGATGGTCAAAGAAAGACAAAAAATGAAAAAAATAGTTAAAATTACTAGTTGTGGTATACAACCTGTGTATGATGTTACCACTAACAGAACACAGAAATTTGTTCTTTCAAACGGAATTATTGCACATAATTGTAATTCTGTGCAACCCGCGCTTCGTGGATTTTTGGATGAATTTAGTTCAAATGCTATTTTTATTTTTACATGTAATTTCCCAGAACGTATTATTTCTCCGCTACAGTCACGTCTGACTCGGATTGACTTTAAATTCTCCAAGGAAGAAAAACAATCTGCTATGTCGCAGATGTTTAAATCTACATGCAAAATTCTTGACACCGAAACTGTTAAGTATGATAAAAAGACTGTGGCCGCGCTGGTACAGAAAAACTTTCCAGACTTTCGTAAAACAATTGTAGAACTTCAACGATATTCTTCATCGGGTGAAATTGATTCTGGTATTTTAGCTACGATTGATGATACTGGTATTAATGATCTTGCAACTCATCTGAAGGAAAAATCCTTTACTAAGGTGCGTCAATGGATTGCAAATAACCAGATGGATGCATCTCAGTTCTATCGGTTATTTTATGATAAGATTTCAACAATGCTTATCCCACAATCTGTACCGCAGTTAATTCTTCTGATTGGTGAAGCACAATTCAAAGCTGCATTCTCAATTGATCTTGAGATAAATGCCGCGGCATTTTGTGTGCAAGTGATGCGTGATTGTCAGTTTCAATGAATTATGAATTACACCAAGGTGATTGTCTTGAAGTAATGAAGATGATTCCTGGTTCTTCTGTTGATATGATTCTGTGCGATCTTCCATATGGGACAACTGCATGTGCCTGGGATACAGTAATTCCGTTCGACCAATTATGGGAACAATATTCCAGAATAGCAAAAGATACAGCACCAATAGTATTAATGGCGGCACAACCTTTTACTACAGCTTTAATTTCCTCTAATATGTCTCTGTATAGATATTGTTGGATTTGGTTAAAAGAAAGAGGCACTGGATTTCCTATTAGTAAATTACAACCTCTTCGAATGACGGAAGATGTAGTAGTTTTTTATAAAAAACAACCAAAGTATAAGTATCAAGGAGAAAAACTCAGCAAACCATATAGTCATGTTTTGCCGATAACAAAGAGCGATTCGTCAAGAGTATCTGGTACTGGGTATGATGAAGACGGTAATAGGATTAGAGCATATTATACTCATAGTACAAAAAATAATCTAATTAGTATTCCAAGAGATAATAATAAAAATAACAATCACCCTACACAAAAGCCAGTAAGATTGATGGAATTTTTAATAGAAACTTATACGGATGAATTAGATACAATTTTAGATAATTGTATGGGTTCTGGAACAACTGGTGTGGCATGTGCAAATCTCAATAGAAATTTTATAGGTATTGAAATGAATCAAAAATACTTTGATATAGCGAAAACTCGGATTACAGACGCACGCGAAACTGTTGAAAACATTGCAGAATTTGAATCTAATCTTTTTGAATAATTATGTCGCCATTTGATATCGCCAAAAGTATTCTACAGACAAAAGAGAATTTGTTCACTACGGATGAATTCTTCAATAAAGAATACACACCATTTATGGTGAATCGCATTTTTTCTAATTCAGAGCGAACTGTTTTGTTTGCCGAATGTATGGATAAATATTTTGGGCTTGATAAAAAAATCCAATATGATTTTTATCTAAAAGGTGTCCCTCGGAATAGATCATTCCAAAAAATGTGGTCAAAGAAAGAATCTTCCTCCTTAAATACTGATCATGTAGAGTATATTTGTTCAAGATTGAACGTTTCTACTAAGCGTGGTACAGAAATTTATAAATTACTTGGCTCGGAAGTTATTGAAGCCGAACTGAGAAAACATGGTGGAAAAAATAATAATGAAAGAACAAAAACCTAGTATCGGAGTAGAAATTTTACTTGATAAACCAGATTCCTTTCTATTGATTAAAGAAACTCTAACTAGAATAGGTATACCTTCTAAAAAGAATAAAACTTTATTTCAGACATGTCATATTCTACATAAACAGGGACACTACTCGATAGTACATTTTAAAGAATTATTTTTGCTTGATGGAAAAGAGGCAGATATATCGGAAGATGATTATAGACGTAGAAATACAATTACAAAATTTTTAGATCAATGGAAGTTGTGTTCTATATTAAATAGATCTGATATTGAGTTTTTGACGGAAGCATCCGAAATTAAGATTATTCCGTTTAAAGAGAAAAAAGAATGGTCACTTATTGCAAAATATACACTAGGTAACCGACCAAAGAATTTACAGCAATAATGCTGTGAATCCATAGATGCCTTAGGGGTCTGTGGTAATAAAACTAAACTTGCTTAAGGAGTTTAAAATGGCTTATATTAATCCCGACGTTCTCAACAATCTTTATAAAGATTTTATTGGTGCTAGCAGACTTGCTGACCAACTGAATTATTTTTATGAAGGTAAGAGTTCAGCATCCGGCTCACAAACATTCCCTCCATATAATATCATTGAGGTGGAGCCCGACCAATTTATGATTCAGCTTGCTGTTGCTGGGTATGATAAATCTGACATCACAATTGAGGTGAAAGATAATCAACTTATTGTGTCAGGTAAGAAAGATGATAAACGAGATGCGCGCGCCAACAAAAAATGGATTTGGAATGGCATTGCCTCTCGTAATTTTGAACGCAAATTCATGCTTTCAGAGAACATTGTGATCGGTTCTGCTGATTATACTAATGGAATTTTGTCTATTAGTATGGAACGAATTGTTCCAGAAGAACGGAAACCAAAGATGATTGCTATTAGGTAATCTCATTAAATATTGGGTAACTTAATGTGTGCCCAATATGGAAAAGAAACCTAAAAATAATCAAGATAAAATCCAAGAACTTATTAAATCTAAGAAATTTCTTATAAACAATAGGTTCTTGGTTAAATTATCTATGGTGGATACTGGTGTCACAGAGAAAACATTTCTTGTTGTGATACAGGATCTTCTTGAACAAAATTTTAAAATGGTTTTTCATACAGATGAAGAAGAAGTGAACAAATTAATAAAGATGTTATATCTTTTGTAACCAAAGAAAGTAAATATTATGAGCATTATTGACACAAACCAAATCGTCATGCCAAATGATCCAGTCGTTTTGAAAGCAATTAAGGATGCTATGCAAGAGGCATCTGCTGCATACACTCGCATCGAAGGCGAACGTGATTTTCTTAAAGAGCTTTTTGCTAATCTTGCTGAAGGTTCTGAACTCCCAGCTAAATATCTGAAGAAAATGTCGCGGATTTATCATGCGCAGAATTTGGATGCAGTTTCAATCGACCAAGAAAACATCGTTGAATTGTACCAAAAAGTATTCCCAACCGAATAAATGAAAATTATGAATGAAGTAAATTTTAATGTTGAAAAAAATGACGGTGGATTCGTTGTCTATGTTGCTAATGTAGATGGATCCACCCGGAAAATTGTGCGAAAACTTTCTGAAGTTATTGCTCTGCTAAAAACCACATTGGCAGATAAAGTAGAAGAATAACTACTTGATAAAACAAGAATGGCTTCGCGAAGCCATTTTTAGTTTACAAAGCATTCTATTGTGATAGAATTAATTATTAATACGTGAAAATATATGGCCTTAATTTATACATCAGTCGAACAAAGATTTAATAAGATTTACTTCCGTGGATATAAAGACGGAAAACGTGTACAAACTGCCGATGCGCAGCATAAACCAACTCTATATGTTCCCGGTCAATCAACCGAATACAAATCTCTGTTTGGTGAAAGTTTAACCGAGATTCAATTTAGTGACATTCGAGAAGCCCGAGATTATGTAAAATCTTATTCTGATGTTATGAAAATTCACGGCAATGACCGATATGAATATGACTTTATACATCGGAATTTCAGAGGTGAACTTAATGTAGAATTATCAGCTCTTTCACTTCTATATTTGGATATTGAAACGACTACGGGTCATGGGGCAATTGATACTAGAAACGCTCCAGAGACTGTTCTTCTTATCTCATGTTATTCCAATAAGCAGGCAAAAATGGTGACGTTTGGCGTCGAACCAAGCAATGCCAAGGGTACTGAGTACATTCAATGTACAGATGAAAAGGATTTGCTACTCAAGTGGATCAATTATTGTATCGAAGTTGATTTTGATATTATGACTGGTTGGAATGTCGTTCAGTTTGATATGGCATATTTGGGTTCTCGAATCATCAAATTGCTTGGTCAACGAGCACTTGATCGTCTGAGTCCTTTTGGTCATGTAGATGCTAAATTGGAAACAATTATGGATCGAGAATATCTTAGATATGAAATTTCTGGTCGTACGGTACTTGACATGTTGGATCTTTACAAGAAGTTCAGATTCATTAATCGTCCAAATTTTCGGTTAAGCTATATTGCGCAGGTTGAAATTGGTGATTCAAAGACAGAAAATAAATATGCTTCTTTCCGTGAACATTATGAAAAGGGTTGGAATGACACGGCCGAAGGCCCTGATGGTTTTGTTTCTTACAACATCCAGGATGTAAATCTTCTTGTTAAACTTGAGGACAAACTTGGCCTGATCTATTTGGCTGTAACTCTGGCATATTTGACTAAAGTAAATTACTCGGATGTTTATTCACCTGTGAAAACTTGGGAATCATATATTCTTTCTACTCTATATGAGG